TTGCCAACTGGGACATCGTCAAGCAGTGGTTTATAACATTGTGGGACAATCCTTCTTTAGCAATACAGCAGTTTGTTAATGGTATAAAAGACAAGTTTTCTGATGCATTCTCTTGGGTACAGGAAAAATGGCAAGCTATTAGCGATTTTATCTCTAAGCCAATCTTCGGTAAGGTCAATATAACGGCGCAAGGAAGTAACGGCAGCGACGTCGCGCACAACGCTTCCGGCGGCATCTATGGCAAAGGTGCCTTCCTGACAACCTTTGCGGAAAGCAGTGGCGAGTCCGCTATTCCGCATACGCCTAATGCACGTAATATCGGCCTGTTGGCAGAAACAAACCGTATCATGGGTAATCCGTTGGGCGGCGGTGGCAATGTTACGGCCACGTTCGCGCCAAACATTACAATTCAAGGTGGTGGCGATGAAGGTAAAATCCGCGAGGTGTTGGAGTTGGAGATGGCAAAGTTTAAGAAGATGCTGCAGGACTTGCAGAACCAGCAGAGGAGGGTAAGCTATGCGTAAAAATACAGCCGCTGGTATTAACCTAGTGGCTGTATTTTGACTATTTTATTAATCTAAGCATAGGCTTTGTTGGTTTGTTGTCAATGAAAAAAGTTTCTGACAGTCCACATAGCTCTGCTAAATCTTTTGTAGGAAATGAAAGCTCATCTGAAATTTGTGCTGGCTTACGAATATCGGCTTTGACTAAGAGCTTTATAGCATCTTTAATGAGTTCGGGGAATTCTTGCTTTATTTCATTATCATAAGGTTCACTGTTCCGCCATCTTCTACTATAAATATTAGATTTAAGGTTCTCGAATAACGAATCTTTTAATATACCTAATGTATACATATGATAAAGTATAGATTGTGCAGATGTTCCCCATCTACGTTTCAGATAGAGAAGAGAATCAGTTGAAGTGACGGAAAAGGACTCTCGCTCCATTGCATCAGGAGGCATTAAAAAGCAACTGGCAAATAAATCTGCTTCAGCTTCAATATTTGCTTGGTTGGCATCAAATGTTTCTTTGTCCATCCATGAATGCAAAACTTGATGCCCAAGTTCATGCGCTAAATCTCGCCTTGAGCGTACAGCTGAAGTGCTGGAGGTTAAGAAAATCATAGGCCTATTTTTGTTAGAGTCTATGTTTGTAAAGTACAGGGAACAAGCATCTACTTTATCAGCTTTTAATGGTGTCTTAGCAATTATAAAACCATTGTTTTCTAACAAAAGCGTTAAATTGCTAATAGGGCCATTGCCTAGGCCCCAGTGTTTTCTTAATTCATTGGCAATAATTATTATTTCATCTAGAGAGTAATATTCTTGACATTTTCGCAGAACGTTTACTTTAGGAAGAGTCAAAAGATTATTGATGTATGTATATATATCAATAACCCAATGTATATATACTGTGTATTTTTCACGAGTCTTTTTACGAGAGGTTTTCCGGCTGCGGAAAAAAATAGGAGTTTTAATATTATTACTTTCCTCCATTGAAAAATATGATAAAGGCATATTTAAGGATTCGGCCATATCTATAATGATATCACCTCTTGGCATAACAACACCATTTTCGTATTGTGAAATAGCTTGCTTAGTTACGCCTATTAAATCAGCTAGTTCTGGTTGTGTTAGCTCGCGTAGTAATCTAGCATCTTTAAGACGTGTAGCATTAAATTTTAAAGACATATATAATCACCTTATTCGTTTACAGTTAGATTAAACTGTTTTGTAATTTTTTCATCGCTGAGAGCAGCTTCAAGGTCTTTGCCGTAGTTCTTTTCTATATATTCTGTTGTATCGGTATCGATATAGTTTTCAATTCTTTCTATATCTAGCCAACGTTCATATTTAGCATCCGGAATTCCAATTTGAATGTACGTGCAATTAAAATCATTGTGATCATAAGTTACAAGTACGTAGCACTCGTAGAACTCGTCGATGGTAAATAAAGATCCTTGATTTGATTTTGCATTAGAGGTTCTGTTAAAAGATTTCTTCGGAAGTGCTTCTGATTTATCATTCTTTTTGACTTGGATTTTTATACGTGAATCCCACCAATAGTCTGGTGAACTATTTCCTCTGGTTTCAGTATATGTTAGACGTGCAGTTAATTCATTATCTGCAATTTTGGTAAGTAAATATGATATGATAAATCTAAGCTGACAACCAGCATCATAACGGCTGAGTTTGGGTAGCTCTGGATGTTCCATGCAAATTTTTCCTGCTATCTTCATGCCACAATATACTGTGCTAGCAAAGATTTGTTTTATTCTGGGCGGCAGTATATCATTTATAATCTTTTTTGCTTGCTTTTCTTCGATTGTATCGAACATAAAAATCACCTCGCTTGACTTTTTATAAAAATATCATAGCACACTTTACTTTTAAAAGTCAAGTCAACATGTTTTTTTGCAAAAAAAGTCAAGTGCAGCCATTTGAAGGAGGTCAATATGAGAAAAAACTACACAACCACCCAGGGCGACATGTGGGACTTGATTGCCAAGCGCTTGTATAATGATGAAGCGTCACTAAATATTCTTCTGGAAGCAAATCAGCAATACGCTGACATTGTTGTTTTTCCGGCGGGAATTGTGTTGGAGGTGCCGGAGCATACTGCTCCGGTAACATCAATGCTGCCACCATGGAGGCGTTAAAATGTTTAAGATGAATGCAAGGCGATGCCTGGTAATCATTAAATATAATGACAAGGATATAAGCGCAGATCTGCAGCAATATCTGAAGAATGTAAGCTACACTGATAATATGTCTGGCGAGGCAGATGACCTGCAGCTTACACTGGAGGATAAAGCTGGTTTGTGGCAAGCATCCTGGATGCCGGAAAAGGGTGCGACGCTGGACGTTAGCGTAAAGCTGATTAACTGGCAGCGCATCGGTGAACAGGTTGTACGTTTTGGATTGTTTGAGATTGATGAAATCACTAGCAGCGGTATGCCTAGTGAAGTGCAAATCAAGGCGGTGAGCGTGCCGGATAACAACAATCTTCGTGGCGCTGAGCGTACACGCAGCTGGGAGAAGGCCGAGCTGAAGCGCATTGCTAATGATATAGCGACGGAGGCGGGCTTGACGCTGTATTACGATGTTAAAGAATATAATCCGGTTATAGATAGGGCAGAGCAGACGGAACAGTCTGACCTGTCCTTTTTATATAAGCTGTGTGCGGATCATGGTCTGGCTCTCAAAATCTGCGATAAGCAAGTGGTGATTTTTGACGAAGCAGATTATGAGGCGGCTGAGGCTGTGGCGCTGGTGCCGAAGCCAAAAGGCAGTTATTCTGCCGGTAGTCTCAAAGTGCTGGATATGCTGAAAAGCTACAGCCTGCGCAGCAAAGTGCGTGATGTGTATAAGTCCTGTCATGTTAAGTACCAGGACAGTAGCACGAAGCAAAAAATTGAGGCTACATTTGCTGCTCCTGATAAAAAGATAGGAAAAACACTGGAAGTCAATGAGCAGGTAGCCAGCATTGCGGACGCAGAGCGTCTTGCAAAGAAGAAGCTGCGGGAGAAGAACAGCGATGAGGTTATTGGAAGCTTCAGCTTTTTAGGTAATCCGGAACTGGCTGCTGCTGTGAATATCCAGCTCAGCGGTTTTGGTGCTTTCGATGGCAAGTATATTATTACTAAGGCACAGCATGATATTAGCAGCGGTTATACAACAAGTATTGATGTGAGGAGATGTTTGGATGGATATTAACCAGATAAAAAACCTGATTCGCATTGGTACAGTATCGGCGGTCAATGGCGCATCGTGCAGCGCTCGCGTGGCGTTTGAGGATAAGGACAATATGGTGAGTGCTGAACTACCGATTATAACTATAGGCAGCAGGCAGACGAAAGCCTATTGGTTGCCTGAGGTTGGCACCCAGGTGCTGTGCATCTTCCAACCGAATGCAAGTGGCAGTGGCATTAGCAAAGGCTTTGTTATAGGTGCCTTTTACAGCACTGCCGACAAGCCTGTGGAGAGTGATGCTAGCGTGCGCAGCATTGCGTTTGCCGATGGCAGCTTTATCAGGTATCAAAATGGGAATATCGAGATTAATGCCACGGGGAATGTAATTATCAAAGGTGCTAACATTTTGCTGAACTGAAGGAGGTGATTAACATGCCAAAAGCAACACGCTTAGGCGACAATGACACCGGCCACGATGCCTGCGCGCCTACAGCGCTTGTTACAGCAAGCACTGATGTTATCATTAATGGCAAAGGCGCTGGTCGCGTTGGTGACAGCTACGCTCCGCATGGGTGTGTAGCACATCCCACGCATAGCGGTGTAATTGCCAGCGGGAGCGCCAGTGTTTATATCAATGGCAAGGCTGCTGGCAGAATAGGGGACAGCGTAAGCTGTGGGGGGAACGTGGCGGTGGGGAGCAGCGATGTAATGATTGGAGGTTGATATTATGCTTGTAGGTTTTATGGCTGATATACCATTTATAGTATCTGGCCATTATATTCGTACATTCGATGATTATGGACGCAGCAGCGCAGGGCGCTGGGCGCAGCATGATATTATTGGCGATAAGCCGGTGCTGGAATTTATTGGTCCTGATGTAGAGAAGATTAGCTTTTCTATGCAGCTGCGTGCTGATCAGGGCATAAACCCGGCTAAGGAGCTTGAGAAACTGCGGAAGATGCGCGATACAGGTAAATATTTCCCCTTGGTTATTGGTGGTAAATTAATTACAGATAACATGTGGGTTATTGAAAGTCTGGATGAAAGCGTTTCCTTCTGGGGCAAGTTTGGTAACATTATGAGTGCTAAAGTAAGCGTAACTCTGAAAGAATATGCAGGAGGGCTGAAAGTATTATGATTTATGATGTTTTAGCTCAGCCAGTGCAAGGTATTGATTTTGCACCAGCATCAGAAGTTGCGGAAATCCTGCAAAATCTGCGTACAATCATTACCACTACAAAATATTCTGTGCCGCTTGACCGCGATTTTGGCATTGACGCTGAGATGCTTGACCTGCCAATCAATGTAGCGCAGGCAAAGCTGCAGTCTGAGATGATTACGGCCATCAAAAAATATGAGCCGCGTGTAGAGATAACATCAATCAGTTTTACCGGCACGGACGATGGCGTGCTGGCCCCGAAAGTGCAGGTGAGAATAAAAGATGACAACGAGTAAATTAGATAATCTGGCCGATATCGTGTTTGTCGATGCTGATGCCGATGAGGTTGAGAGCTATGTGATTGGCAGATACGAGGCTATTACCGGCAGGACGCTGGCCAAAGGCGACCCGGTAAGGCTGTTTCTGCTGACGATTGCGGCGATCATCGTGCTGCTGCTCAATAAAATCAATGAGACCGGCAAGCAAAACCTGCTCAGATACGCTACCGGCGACAACCTGGACCATCTGGGCGCGCTTGTAGGTGTTGAACGTATCCCGGCAAAGGCTGCCGTGACTACCATGCGCATCAGGCTGTCCGCTAAGCTGCAGACAGCAACAATCATCCCTGCAGGTACACGTTTTACGGCAGGCGATAATGTGTTTTTTTCCCTTGATACCCCGCTGGTTATTGATGCGGGTGCAACCAGTGCTGACGGCAGCGCAACCTGCCTGACAAAAGGCGAGCTGGGTAACGGCTATGTAGCTGCCCAGCTCAAGACACTGGTCGACCCGGTACCCTATGTAGATAGCGTGGCCAACATCACTACCTCCGAGGGCGGCGCTGAGGTACAGTCTGACGACAGCTATCGTGAGGATATCCGCCTTGCTCCGGAAAACTTTAGCACGGCGGGACCTGAGGGCGCTTATATCTATCACGCCAAAAGGGCATCGACAAAAATTGCTGACGTCACTGTTTGGTCGCCTGAAGCAGGCAAGGTAGAGGTAAGACCGCTGCTGGCTGGCGGAGAGCTGCCCGGCGATGAGATGCTGCAGCAGGTCAAGACAACTCTTGACGATAAAAAGGTAAGACCGCTGACTGATAATATCAGCGTACTGGCCCCGGAACAGTTAACATATAACCTCAGCCTGACATATTACATCGCCAGCGATAACAAGGCGCAGGCTACGGCCATCCAGAACGCCGTTAACGCGGCTGTTGACGATTACGTCCTGTGGCAAAAATCAAAGCTAGGCCGCGACATCAATCCGTCCGAGCTTATCGTGAGGGTTATGGCTGCTGGTGCAAAACGCGTAGCGGTAACAGCTCCGGCGTTTACGGCGACGACTGATACGCAGGTAGCCGTCTGCAGCACAAAGAGCGTGACGCTGGGAGGGATAGAGGATGCTTGAGCTTAAGGACAACGCGCTGCAACGCATCCTGCCGAGCTCCATCAGCAGCGACGCAACGGTCAAGGATATCGTGCAGGCCATCTCCGGCAGGCTTGTGCAGCTGGGCAGCCAGGCTGAACTCGTGCTGCTCCTGCCACGGCTCAAAAAGCTGTCGGAAGAAATCGTCGATGAGCTTGCGTGGCAATATCATGTCGATTTTTATGATGTGGCTGCCGATATAACAAAAAAACGTGAGCTTGTGCGTAAGGCCATTGCACGTCACCGCTATAAGGGCACGCCGGCGGCGGTCGAAGAAGTCTGCTCAGCAGTCTTTGATACAGCTGAGGTGGTTGAGTGGTACGAGTACGGCGGCAAGCCATACCATTTCCGCGTCCGCATGGTGCAGGAATCCATTCCGGATGAGGCTGCGATGGCGGAGATGGTCAAGGCGATAAACAGCGCCAAGAACACCCGAAGCTGGCTGGACAGTTTAACGTTTTTATATCGCCCAGAAGGCACGGTATATGCGGCAAACGTGCTCTGCCAGCATAAAAAATTATTTTTCCGGATATGAGGGAGGTGAGCTGATATGCTATGCATTGAGTATGACGGGCCGCACAAAAACAGGATAACCCTGACAAAAGGCGACAGCGCTACGCTTAAGCTCAAGCTGTACGATGCGCAGAACAAGGTTGTCCCGCTGTCTGAGGCTGACAGGGCTGTGCTGACCATAAAGCAGGACATAGACAGCGAGGCTGCTGTGCTGCAGATGGTTATCGTAGAGGGTCAGCAATTTGATTTTACGCCGGCTGACACGGCAGGGCTGCCCTGCGGCAAATATTGTTATGATGTACAGGTTACCTTGTCGGACGAAAACGTCTATACGGTAATCCCACCCTCTGAGTTTATTTTGGCCAAAGGGGTGACCTGATATGCGCTGCGGCGAGTTAAAAGGCCTGGTTGTCCGTAAAGCTGGCCTTTTCGGGCGGTTGGAGAGCACCAAGGAACTGCGCGGCGTTATCGGCTGCGGGATAAAGACAGTCGCTGAATACGCGCCGGAAGATGAATACCAAGGCGAATACGAAACTGTATCCAAGGCCTTCCAGGACAGCTATCTTGAAACAAAAAATAAACGGCTCAGGAAAAACATACGGGTCAAAGAGATACCCTATTATGAGGCGAGCAATCCGTCCGACGGAGTCACCGTGTATATCGGCGGTGACGTCGAGATTGAGTAAACGGAGGTACAATCAATGTCAAATTGGGGCAAGCCGGTATTGACAAAGCAGGGGCTGAAGCTGCAGGCCAAGGTCGATGCCGGAAGTAGAATGCAGCTTACAAAATGCATGCTGGGCAGCGGTATGCTCAGCAGCGGGCAGAGTCTGGAGAATCTCATTGGGCTTATTACTCCGGTGCAGACACTGCCAATTTCGAGCATCAGCTACTCGGAAAACAACGGCGCGTGCGTAATTACGGCCGTAACAGACAATAGCAACGTCAGCACCGGCTATTATCTGCGGGAGTTTGGCATTTTTGCGCGCGATCCGAATGACGGCGAAATCTTGTACGCCGTAGCGCAGGATGCTAACCCCGATTATATCCCGCCAAGCGGCACATCAGCTGTTGTCAGCCAGGAAATCGGCGTAGCGTTATCGTTTTCCAACGCGGCTAACGTTACCGCGCAGGTTAACACATCGGCTATCGCTACTGTAACCTACGTCAATAATTATGTAACGTCTGCTGTAGCGGACCTTAAGGATATGACCGGCGCGACCGCGGCAAGGCCCGGCGTACATGGTTTAGTCCCGGCTCCGGCAGCAGGGGCGACAAAAAACCGCTTTTTGCAGGCAGACGGCACATGGGCGGTGGTGTCTGAGCTGACCGGTGCGACTACATACGCTGCAGGTGCAGGCGGCCTCGTCCCGGCTCCGGCTGCTGGCAACAATACGCGTTATTTGCGCAGTGATGGCACGTGGGCATCTATCACCGCCATGTCTGGTGCGACGGCTACCGTCAACGGCGCCGCAGGCCTCGTGCCGGCACCTGCGGCAGGCAGCAGCATCAGATATCTGTGCGCCGACGGCACATGGAAAGAGGTCGACCTTGACAGTGCCAAGACCAAACTCGTGACGTACAATTGAGGTGACCGGCATGCGATATAAATTTATAGTCAACGACGTTGCCTATAAGGCACGCTATGGCAATAACAGCTATTTGCCGGATATCTCTAAGTCCGGATATGCTTATTTGGCGGTCTACTATGATAACAACCTGATGGCTACAGGCGAGCAGATCACTGTTGACGGTACTGTATATACAGTCACCTATGGTGTTACTGTCGCTATACGCGGCCAGGCAGGTGCGAGCAAAGTGCTGTCAGTGACGTATAACGGCGTTACAAACAGGGTCCAGGTCACTTTTGACGGCCAGACGTATAGCGTAGCGTTTACGTCCAGCACTCAGCGCAGGGATTTTGCCGCATCGGTTACCCCGGCTGACACATATACATATATAGATGTTTCAGATTGCGCACCAGGTACGTGGTCGTACACAATCTATACCAGCAGCACATCCAAAACGGGCTCGTTTAGTCTGCCGCTGCCTAATGCCAAGAAGCAGGAACTTATATTGGGCGAGTTTGGTGGCGTGGCTACCCTGACCTATAAGGTCAGCTCTGGTGGCACAAGTAATTTAACGTCTTTGCAGCACAGCAGCAGTGACCCGACAACAACGATTACAGCACAAATTATGTAGTAGGAGGTAAAAAATGGCACAATCAACAACAAATCTGGGAAAAATCCACGTTTTCCCGAGTGAATCACTATACAATCAATTTAAGGATGTTATAGCAGCCAACGATTTGGCATTATTAAAAGACGACGGCGCGTACATCGTAGCAGCCAACCTTGCGCAGAACGGCTATGTAAAGTTTAGCAATGGGCTAATTCTGCAGTGGGGAACTACTAAAGAAACTGCGGTGACGTTTCCGATAGCTTTCCGCCAATCCTGCTACATCGTTAATTGCAATGGCTCGGACTGGGGTAGCTCTGGTGGCGCTACTAGCGCAGGCATATCCATCCAAAACATAACCTTACAATCTTTCGCGGTCTATACATGGGAGAGGGGACCATTTCGGTGGTTGGCATTAGGAAAATAGCAGTGGGGAAGTAGTGATGTGGTTAACAGAGATACCACAGTAACGTTTCCTGTCGCATTTAGCGTCTTATAT